CACTGTAATACACACAGCTCATTCAAAGACAAAGTATACATGAGTAACTTGTGTCAAGAGATTACACTACCAACTAAGCCACTACAACACATTGATGACGAAGAAGGCGAAATTGCATTGTGTATCCTAAGTGCTATTAACGTAGGCACAATTAGATCACTAGACGACTTGGAAGAACTATGTGAACTGGCAGTAAGAGCACTAGAAGAAATTATTGACTATCAACGCTACCCAATCAAAGCGGCAGAGATTAGCACAAAAGCAAGACGCTCACTAGGTGTAGGCTACATTGGTCTAGCACATTACCTTGCTAAGAATCATTCACAGTATAGTGATTCAAAATCTTGGCAACTAGTACATGACTTAACAGAAGCTTTCCAATACTATCTATTACGTGCCAGCAACAAATTAGCGCAGGAGAGAGGTGCTTGTGAGTACTTTAACCGCACTAAATACAGCGACGGCATCCTTCCTATTGATACATATAAAAAGGATGTAGATACAATAGTGGAGAACAAATTAAACTATGATTGGGATAGTTTACGATCTGACATCAAGGAACACGGACTACGGCACTCAACGTTGTCCGCACAAATGCCTTCGGAGAGCTCGTCCGTTGTGTCGAACGCAACAAACGGAATTGAACCACCTAGAGGTTACTTGTCCGTTAAGAAGTCCAAGAAAGGGCCTCTTAAGCAGATTGTTCCACAGTATCAAACTCTAAAGAACCACTACACATTGCTTTGGGATATGCCAAGCAACGAAGGTTATACAAATGTAGTAGCTGTTATGCAGAAGTTCTTTGACCAAGCAATTAGTGGCAACTGGAGTTATAATCCTACACACTTCCCAGACAACGAAGTGCCGATGAGTGTAATGATTAAAGACTTGCTTACAACTTACAAGTTAGGTTGGAAGACTAGTTACTATCAAAACACGTATGATTATAAAACAGACCCAAGTGAAATAGAAGATGACAAACCGTTAGAGGCACTTCCACAAAGAGAAGACTTTGACACAGAAGAAGAATATTGCGAGGCATGCGCAATTTAGTGGTTGACACTATCACCGTGATAGTGTACTATAATATAGTATAAGGAAAGTAAGAGATGGCAAAAACAGTTTTTAATAAAGATAAAGTAGACTTCACCAAACAGAATATGTTCTTTGGTGCAGATCAGAATACACAGCGTTATGATGTGTTTAAGTTCCCAGTGTTTGATAAACTAAATCAAACTATGCTAGGATACTTTTGGCGACCTGAAGAAGTAAGTCTACAAAAAGATAGAGCTGACTTTGCAAACTTCCGTCCAGAGCAGAAGCACATCTTTACTTCCAACTTGAAATATCAAACCTTACTTGACAGTGTCCAAGGACGTGGTCCATGCCTAGCATTTTTGCCGCATGTTTCACTTCCTGAACTAGAAGGTTGCATTGTTACTTGGGATTTCTTTGAAACAATCCACTCACGTAGCTACACACACATTATGAAGAATGTGTACGCTGACCCGTCAGAAGTGTTTGATACTATCTTAGATGATGAAAAGATCATTGCTAGAGCAACAAGTGTAACTAAACATTACGATGCCTTTACAGAAGCTGCTGATGCTTATACACATCGCAACAAAGGCAACATGCGTGAAGTTAAGAAGAAACTTTATCTTGCAATGCAAACTGTTAACATCTTAGAAGGTTTACGTTTTTACGTATCATTTGCATGTACATTTGCTTTTGGCGAACTAAAACTAATGGAAGGATCTGCAAAGATTATTTCATTAATTGCTCGCGATGAAGCACAACACCTAGCACTAAGCACACACATTTTAAAGTTGTGGGCACAAGGCAAAGACGATCCAGAAATGGCAAGTATTGCTAAAGAGTGTCAGGAAGAAGTATATGACTTATGGCGTGAATGTGTTGCAGAAGAAAAAGATTGGGCTGACTATCTATTTAAAGATGGCTCTATCATTGGATTAAATGAAGCACTATTGCATCAGTACGTAGAGTACATTGCAAACCGTAGACTAAAGGCACTGGGCATGAATGCAATATTTGATGCTCCAGTAAACACTAACCCGCTACCATGGACACAGCATTGGCTATCTAGCTCAGGCTTGCAAGTTGCACCGCAGGAGACAGAAGTTGAAAGTTATATCATTGGTGGCATTAAACAAGACGTTGATAAAGACAGTCTAAAAGGATTCAGTTTATAATGATTGAAATATTTGGCAAACCGCAATGTCCATTTTGTGACAAAGCAAAAGCATTTTGTGAAATGCGTCAACTACCGTACACATACAAATCACTCGGTACTGACTATACTAAAGAAGAACTCTTAGAGAACTTCCCAAGTGCTAGAACAGTTCCACAGATTCGTATTAACGGCGACAGCATCGGCGGATATGATAAATTAGCTGCATACATTGAAGACACCGGATACAACGGAACAGGATTTACATTATAATGTTAATAGAAGCACCATATACAGTCGGAGACACAGTATCTTTAAAACTAAGCTCAGGCGAAGAAATTGTAGCAAGACTTGAAGCAGAAAGCGACAAGGCTTATACAGTAAGAAAGCCAATGGTACTTATTGCAGGAGAAAAAGGACTAGGACTAGCACCTTTTATGTTCAGCGTAAGCCCAGACGGCAAATTTAACTTGCAAGCAACTTCAGTAAGTTGTGTAGCAAAAACAGAAGCAGAAATTGGAAAACAATACGTTTCCCAAACATCAGGCATAGCAATCACTTAAAGGAGAAAAAGGCATGACTAATCACGAAGAAATCGTACAAGCATTTAACAACTACCTAACAGAACACGACACGTTTGAAGGTAAAGGCATTAAAGCCTCAGCGGCAAGAGCACGTAAAGCACTAGGTGACTTAGGTAAGTTATCTAAAGAACGCCGTAAAGAAATTCAAGAAAAAAAGAATAATATGTAGGAGTTATTCATATGTGGGAATATTGGTGTAAAGCCATAGGCCAAAAAGCATATGATGACAACAACCGAGCAGATGCAGTAGCACTTATCCGAACTGGCTGGGTGCTACTTCATGTTGCAACATGCTCAATGATCATTATAGGTAATGGCAGAACTATGGGGTGGTGGTGATACGTTACTTCTTAGGATCTTGTGAATATAAATGGTCACACGCAGATACTCGTAATGAGCAAATCTGGATTCGTCGAGAAATAGGGGACGATCTTTACAAGACTGTAGAGTCTAATAATTGGGAATGGAAACTATTACGTAGTGGTAGTCAAACTATGCCCAATGACATCTATTGTCGTTGTGACATTTATGTAGATTTACCAGGTTCTAAAGAAGCAACACTATTTGTACTTAAATACCCTAGAATAAAACTAGTGGAGGTACTAACATGATGTGGGTGGATTATACTATTAACAGCATACCCGGCGGCGGCGGCTTTAAAGTAGAAGGTGACACGCCAACTGAAGTAATGGACAAAGGCTTGTACAAACCAGGCGATGTGTTTATTGTAAATGAAAATGGTTGGCTTGTTAAAACAGACGAACTAACTACCCTAGTAAAGAAATACGAACATGAACGTAAGTGAAGGTGACAAAGCTGTAATTGTGTTTTCAGTAAATCCTGCAAACATCGGACGCATTGTAAATGTAGCAGAGTACATTGGTAAGTTTAGTGAACGAGAAATGTTTCAGTTCAACGGAATGCAATGTATGGCTCCGGTTGCAGATCACTATTGGTGGGTTGAAGCAGAAGACTTAACTATTATGTTAGGCCCAAGCCCAAGAGCATATATCGCTGATAGCTGGC